ATGGCGAAAAAAACAAAATCAATCAGCAAACTTAAAAAAGAACTAGACAAATGGTTTAGTCTTTTCATAAGGCTTAGAGATGCAACTGATGAAGGGCTTGTACAATGTTTTACTTGCGGAAAGGTAGACCATTATAAGCGTCTGCAAAATGGTCACTTCCAATCAAGACGTTTTATGGCAACTCGTTTTTCTGAAGATGGAAACTGTGAGGTGCAATGTCAAAAATGCAATATTTGGGAGCAAGGGATGCAGTACCGTTTTGCTATGAATTTAGATGCTAAGTATGGAGAAGGAACAGCACAAGAGCTAGAATTTTTAGCTAGAACAATAGTTAAATTTACTAGAGTTGATTATGAAGAAAAGATAGTTTATTACAAAGACCTTGTTGAAAAGTTAAAAAAAGAAAAGGGAATTGAGTAATCTTTTATTTTAAGTTTGCGTATGCAAAAAACGATTTACGCAAATGAAAAACATAAACAAGCAATAGAAACTTATTTGTTAATGTGTGAAGAGTTTGTAAAAGAAACAAGCACTAAAGCAAGATACCAAAATTACTTAGATGTTGTAGACGTCATCTTAGAATACCACAACTCATACGGCACAGGAACTAAGGAGCATAACTTCTTTGATTGGCTTATGATAATACCTATTAATGTATCAGTTGCAACTAATGGTTATTTTGCAGCTTTAGAAACTAAAGGAAACAGAGCAATTTTAAGGGCATATAAAGTAGTCCTTGATGAGTTACTACAAGAAACAGTAGATAAGATTGACACAATAGAACCTGAAGATGACTGAGATATATGCAGAAATAGCAAAGCTATCAGATAGGTTTACTGAAATGGCTTATGGTCTTACAACTGATAAGAACCAAATTGATAATGCGGTTCAGGAGCTTATGCTTTACTTTCTTCAGATGAACCCAAAAGTATTATCTAAAATTTATGATAAAGATGGAATAGAAGGCGTTACTAAATATGGGGCAGTAGCATTAAGACGCTCTTTAACAAGCCCAAGAAGTGCATTTTATTATAAGTATAAAAAATACTACACTCATATTGATGACTATTCTAGTACAGTAACTTATAATGTAATAGAAACAGGTGAAGTAATACCTAAGAAACATCTTTATAATTTACCTAATGAAAAAGTGGATAATTACCAATGGACTAAACTAGAAGAAATTGACAAAGCCTTAGAGGATTTTACTTGGTACGATAAGAAAATTTTTGAATTGTATTATTATGATGAAGGCAACACGCTTGACTCACTAGCAGAAAAAACTAGCATAAGTCGTAACAGCCTTTTTACTACAATAGACAAAGTAAGAACAATACTTAAAAAGAAACTAAATGAATAAGTTTTTTGTACCTGATGAAATATATGAAGAACGTCTTGCAATCTGCAAGGAGTGTGTTTACTATTTTAAACCTACAGGAAATTGTAAGCGGTGTCTATGTTTTATGAAGCTGAAGGCACGTCTTGCTCCAATGGCTTGTCCACAGAAGTATTGGGATAAAACTACAGAGGTTACTGCTCCTGATGATTTACCTCAGCACTTAATAGATGAAGTCCTTGATATTTGGGATGACTTAAAAACAGGAAGAGCAAAAGATGTTGCAACTAAAAAAAGAATGATAGAATTATACAATGTAATCTATATGACTAATTATGGCACAGCAACTAATTGCGGTTCGTGTATATCAACTTGCTTTGACGGAATAAAAAAACTATATAAAAAATACAATGAGTAAATTAATTATAATATGGCCGAACTAAAAAAACAATACAAATCAATAAAATCAGTTCTAAGGTTTCATATTAAAAAGAATGTGAAAAGCCTTTGGACTTGGGATAAAAGTGATGACGAAAACTTTACCTGTATCTATGAAAACTATTCGGGTGATGACAGAATCTATACAAGCCAACAACTCTTAAAACTTTTAGAAAAATGATTACACTACTAAAAATAACATTAATCTGTATGGTACTATTTATCTTATTTGTACTGTATATGCAAAACAGAAGAATAAACAAAAGCAACCAAGAACTATATGATAACCTTAAAAAATTAGATGATGCCGATAGACTATAAAGAAACAACAGAACCAAGTTACTACTCAGGAACTAAGTATGGCTACTCAGCTAGAAAAGTAGTAGAAGACTTTAACTTATCTTACAATGTAGGTACAGCAGTCAGTTACCTACTCAGAGCAGGAAAGAAAGAAGGCAATCCTGCTACGCAAGATATACAAAAAGCAATAAACCATTTACACTTTGAACTAGACAAGCTATATAAGAAAAGTGATGTTAAAACAGGAGGACTAGCACAATGACTTTATATGCTTGTGAATGTGGTAAAGAAGAAAAAGAAGTCGCAAAGGCTAAAATTATCTTTGTTGATGGTAAATGGGTTACTGATGTCAAATGTGGATGTGGTAAGTATATGGATAGTGAGCCTGAAGAAGGTATGCCTAATCTAAAACGTACAGAACCTAGTCTAAGCAAGAGAAGGGATAACTTATGGGCAGGAGCAAAAGAGAAGCTATTAGGCGAAAGAGGAATTAATGAACCATTTGACTAATGAAAGAACATAAGTTTAAATATGAATGGACGTTAAAAGATGCTAACTTTACAAAGGACAAAGGTAAAGTATTTAGTTGCTTTGCTTGTGGTGGTGGTTCTACAATGGGATATAAGTTAGCAGGATTTGATGTAATAGGTTGTAATGAAATAGACCCCAAAATGATTGAAGCATATAAAACAAATCACCATCCAAAATACAGTTACTTAGAACCAATACAAACTTTTAAACTTAGAAAAGATTTACCAAAAGAATTATATGACTTAGATATTTTAGACGGCTCACCACCTTGCAGTAGTTTTTCTATGGCAGGAAATAGAGAAAAGGATTGGGGAAAAGAAAAGAAATTTAGAGAAGGTCAAGCTAATCAAGTATTAGATAATCTATTCTTTGACTTTATAGACTTAGCTAAAGAACTTCAACCTAAAGTAGTGGTCGCTGAAAATGTAAGTGGTTTAATGATGGGGGCTGCAAAGGAATATGTAAAAAAGATTTATCTAGCTTTTAAAGAAGCAGGATATCAATTAAGAATAGAACCTTATTTATTAGACGCAAGTACAATGGGTGTACCTCAAAGAAGAAGAAGGGTTTTCTTTATAGCTTTAAGAAATGATTTAGCTAATCCATTTATGGAACAAGTGGATATGTTTCAAGAAGCACCAAAGCTAGACTTAAAATTTAATGAAAAAGAAATAACTTATAAAGACATAGAACAACCAAATACAAAGCAAGATAATATAACTCACATTCCTGAAGGTGTTCTGCCTTATTGGAAACAAATAAAAGAAGGTAGAAGTTGTGCAGACGCACACGAAAAAGGACATTTTTTTCAAGAGTTAAAGTTAGATAGAAATAGGGCTTTGCCAACACTAAGAGCAGGAAGTAATAGTTATTACCATTATAAAGAAGAACGTCGTTTATATGATATTGAAATAATACTAGGTGGCAGTTACCCAAAAGATTATAATTTTTTAATAAATAAACCTATCTACTTAATAGGAATGAGTGTGCCACCTATAATGACAGCACAAATATCAAGCAGAATATATGAACAATGGTTAAGTAATATATGAAGTTTGTAATAAAAGACAATAGAGACAAGCAAAGCCTATTCAGTTACCTAAAAGAATTAGAGAACGACTACATAGTTAGTGTAAAGAAACAAAGAAACAATAGAAGCAATATGCAGAACAATTACTATTGGGCTTGTATAGTACAACCATTAAGTCAAGAGCTTGGTTACTTTCCTGATGAAATGCATGATACTCTAAAGGTTAAGTTCGCGAGTGAATGGCAAAGCATAGAGATAAATGAAAAACAGGTAGGACTACAAACAGTTAAAAGTACAGCAAGACTAAACACTAAAGAGTTTGAAGTATATGCAGACCAAATAAGAATATGGGCTTTAACAGAACTTGGAATAAGACTTATGCTACCAAATGAATTTAAGTAAATTCTATTATATATTATGAATAAGATATTAATAATTATTTTACTATGTTGTTCTTGGACAATAAATTCACAAACTATTTGTGATAGTGTTTACTATAATGTTAGCAATAGTTCGGACTTAACTATAATAGGTGTAAATAACTCTAATACTGATGTTACGTTTATGTGGGGGGTTTGTGATTCTACGGCGTGTTATTCAAGTAGTGATGATACTGCTATTTTTTTATTTGTAAACAAGCTAGATGTTGTCAAAGTTTGTTATGATTTAAGTCCATTCTGGATATGTAATACTTGTGAGTATTTTGTTTATGTAAATGGTAAATGGGTAAAATCTAACTTTACATCAATACATGAAGTATTGTTTATTTACAAGAACAACAAGATGTATGACTTATTAGGTAAAGAATTAAAGCGTATTCCTAGAAACAAGATTTATATTAAAAACGGACAAAAACAACTTGATTAATCAAATTTTTTCAAAATGACACACGGAGGGAAAAGAACAGGAGCAGGGCGTAAGGCTAAAGCAGAAGAACAAAAGCTAATAGAGAATTTAACACCTATGAATGCAATGGCTTTAGAGTCGCTACAAAAAGGTTTAGAGAAAAAGGAACAATGGGCAGTTAAGTTATTCTTTGAGTACTTCTATGGAAAACCTCAACAAAAAGTAGATGTTACTTCAAATGAAGAAAGTCTTAATATGCCTTTAATAAACTTTGTAAAAACTGAATCTTAACGAAAAATATAATCCTTTATTTCAATCGGATGCTAGATACTTCATTATCACAGGTGGTAGAGGTTCTGGAAAATCTTTTGCTGTTACAGTATTTCTAACACTATTAACAATGTCTAAAGACATTAGAGTGTTGTTTACAAGATACACTATGACTTCAGCTCACTTATCTATTATTCCTGAGTTCTTAGAAAAGATAGGGCTGCTTGGCTATGAGAATATTTTTAGTGTAAATAAAGCGGAGGTTGTAAATCTAAAAAATAAATCAGACATTTTATTTAGAGGGATAAAGACTTCAGCAGGGAATCAGACTGCAAGTCTTAAATCATTAACAGGAGTTTCTAATTGGGTACTTGATGAGGCTGAAGAATTAATAGATGAAAATATCTTTGACACAATAGACCTTAGTATTAGAGAAAAGAATATACAGAACAGAGTAATCCTAATATTGAATCCTGTAACTAAAGAGCATTGGATTTATAATAGGTTTTTTCAAGATAAAGGAGTTGAAGCAGGTTTTAATGGCGTTAAAGACAATGTATGTTACATCCATAGTACATACCTAGATAATAAAAATAATCTCTCACAGAGCTTCCTAGAGCGTATTAAGAGCATAAAGCATAGGAACTTTAA